AATGCGTTATTATTACCTAATCCTGCTGACAAAAAACCTGATGGTTGTGATGGTACAGGCATATTATTAGGAAGAAAAGCAGTATAACTACCAGTAGCTAATTCAATGTTTGATACTGATGACCACTTGAAAGATGAGGGTATATCATACGAACCTAACCCATATGAACCTCCAGTATTAGGAGTAAATCGTAATCCTTGGCTTGTGCTAGAACTATGGCTTACTTGTAAAGTTGTTATTAATACAAATTTAAATCCAGTTAAATTTAATGAGCCTGCAGTAATTGTTTCACCAGAAGTTGTGTTTAAAGTAGCTAATAATGTCATTCCACCACTACTTGGTGCTGCCCAAGACATAACTCCAGAGCCATTAGTTTGTAGAAATTGATTTGCATCACCATCATTATTAGGAAATGTTAATGTGTAATTAGCATTTGCTGAATGAGGTGGAGATTTAAGTTTAATACCATGAGTGTTAGCGTAACAATTTAATTGTATATAACCATCTTGTGATCCACTACCTTTAGCTTCTAAACTCGGAACAGAAGCTGTAGATATTAAATTTAATTTATCTACTGTAACAATATCATCTTGTACTTGGCTAACCCCTGTAGAACCATTTATTATTGTTGCCATAATTTTTCCCTATTTAAGTCCATATATTAGTATTTGACCACGATTAAATGTTTGTCCAGCTACTGTACTAAAAGTTATACTTGTTGTTGCTTGGTCAATACCTGTATTAGTACCACTTCCAGCCGACCCTGCAGTTAAAGTTTGATTAGCAGCAGTATTAGTAGCAGTATATGAATTAGGATTAATTCCTGTAACTCCAGTAATTAAATTGTGATTAAGAACTGTATAAACTGGAACACTTGAAGTAGTATTTGTATAAGCAATAGTAGAGTATGTTCCGCCAGTTTCTTTCCATCTAAATAAAGAAGCTCCTGCTGTTACTCCTACATCTGAAGCATATATCATTAAAGATTGATAACTAGTTAAAGTTAAACTACCTGCAACTACTTCTGTTCCTGATGTTGTAGCTACAGTAGATAGTAATGTCATTCCACCACTAGAAATTCCTGTTAAATTAGCACCACTAACAGCAGGAAGAGTCGCTGGAAATCTAGCATCAGGTAAAGTACCAGAACTTAGATTAGCAGCATTTAAAGCTGTTAGTTGAGAAGCATCTCCAGTAAGACCTGTTGTATTAACTCCTGCTTTTGTAACTCCAGCTGATTGAAATGCTATTTCACCAGAAGTATCTGACGTTAGACTTAATCCAGCACTTGTATCTGCGTTTATTGTTGTTGCCATATTATAATACCACCCAATTAGAGCCACTAGGGACTGTTACTGTTACACCACTTGCTACAGTAATTGGTCCTGCTGACATTCCGTTATGATTAGTTCCAAGAGTTACACTTGTTCCTACTGTGTTTAAATTTTGATATATACCATTAGATGCGAGAAATTGTGGTGCAGTTGCATTATTACCCACGTCTTGAATAACCACACGTTCCGCTGAGTATGTACAAAACACATCTGTCGTGCCTGATAAAGATATCTTAGAGCCACTATTACTAGAGCTTAGAACAGTATCTCTTGATAGCTCTGTACTAGCTAAGGTGTAAGTACCTAAGCCTATCTCCCAGTTAGAGCCACTTACTAGCGAGTAGTATGTGGTATTTGCATTACCTATTGCAGTGAACGCTTGAAAACCATCTGAAGCACCTGAAAGTGTTACAGTTCCAGTACCTGTTGTAGTAGTCGTCTCTTTAACTCTATCTTTAAATACTAGTGCCATGATTAACCCTCTATGCTAATGTTACTGATAAGTTGCCAGAGTCTATCTTAAAGATATCACCTGAGTCGATAGTTTTAGATGCATCAAGTGCTGTGTAATACAACATATTACCAGTAGAAGCTGCGTCCCAAAGACCTATCCAACCTACTGTGCCCCAACCTGATGTTGCTGTTGGAAAAGTAGCAACCGTATTTGTTACAACTGAACCACCAGTTCCGGATGCTGTATTAAAACCAGATGCTACTCTAGCATAAGAACCACCTGTTACCTCTGTGCCTGTTCCTGCTTCAGTAGGGTCTGCTGTATGTAAAGATATATATGGGTTATTAACAGCAGTTAAAGATGTCCCATTTAATGTTACGTTTAATAATGCGTTTTCCAAATAGTTTGACATATTTGCCATTGTAATTACCTCATAGAATTTGTGATTACAAGAGGCTGTGCGGGATACTCAGACTCATCATCACTTTTTGTTATTGAATTAAGCGCTCTGTCGTACATAGCAGCCCATGTTTGTAGTCTCTCATCATTCATCAAGTAAGGCTCTGCTTCACCAAGTGCTGCATAAAGCAGTAAATCAGGTGTGTTTGCTAACCAAAGGTTTGAAGAATTAGTATCGCTTAAATAGTCTGGTTGATAATAATATACCATTTGAATGGTGGTATCAGTATCAGGCACAGGTGCGAATTGGAACTCTGAACCTAGCAGAGTGTAGTATCTAGGTAAACCTTTATCAGCTGTTCTAGCATTTCTAAAGAAATTACTTGTAGATAAGAATTGAATCGTTTGTGGCGGATTGCCTTGTAAATGTATTTCTTTCATAGCTAAGAAGTCATTAGGTATCTCAACTGTGCTATCACCAGTCGTAGCTATCGCTGTTGCTACTTTAATCATTTGTCTAAGGCGTAAGTCTCTTCTAAGTCTAGTCTCTCCTAACCTAATAAACTCAGGTATTTGAGTAGCCAAATCAGTACGTGCTAGATAACTAGCTATAGTGCTTTGTAATGATGTGTAGTCCGTAAAGAATGCCATTATATTCTACCTTGTTTTGTTCTAAAGAATCTGTTGTCTGGGTCGTTTAGCCAATGCTTAAACTTTTTATCGTCTATTACATGAAAACCTCTCATGATATGTTTCTTGTTTAGCTCATCTATTACTGTTAGTGGGATAGATGCTATCTTGTTGTCAAATACATCTGAGCCCCAATGAGTCGTGTTTTGGTTATATTCCTTTTTGTTCTTTTCTACTATATCTGTTACATCTTGAGTAGTCTGCACTGTTATATCATCATCATTATCATGAATAATAGTTGTTCTAATGTGCTTAGTGTTACTGTCTAATTCTCTCTCCATGTTATCTCACTTTCCGTTTTATTAAGGAATGCCCTCCGTAGAGGGCTATCCATAGTACTACTCTGCTAAATCAGCAATTAGTGCGTGTGCTGCTTCGTTCTTAACTTCTAACGTGTACTCACATAATAGCTGAGTCTTATCAGAATCACCTGTTCTTGCTAGTTCGTTAGTTTGAAAAGGCCTTAAGTATGCAATCGCTGCGTACTCAGGGTCTAGTACAAATGCTTGTTCACCTGCATCATCAGCATCTGCAGTAGTAAATCTGTTAGGTACAACAGATAACGTTCCGAAGTCTGATAGATAAACATCAGCTGCGCCAATGATTGTTGTAGGTGCATTTGATGGAGCTTGATAACGTTGCTCAGCGATGCCTGCAAAACTAGAAACTACTTGTTTTTGAGTTGGAGGTACCATAAGTACTGTTGGAGTTCCACCTTGCTCATAAGCTGCTTTAACTGCTGCTTTTAATAGAGGTTCAGTAAATGCTCTTTCTGTACCTGATATACGTGCTACTGTACCACCAGAACCTGTTACACCTGCACCTGCTCCAACTGATGTGTTAGTTGATAGCCATGCTTGTAGTGAACCAAGTTTACGTGCTGTTGATGCGTCTCCGTTAACAGCTGCTTGGTTTGATAATAGTATCTTTTCCATATCACGCTTAAGTTCAGATGAAGCTTTAGCTAATTGATAAGCTTTTTCAGACTTACGTCCAGCTTTGTCAATAGTTTCTTCAGTGCCTGCAATTTGAATTGTCTTTTGAACTATTTGAGTTCTGTTACCAATTCTTGTTGTAGGTGCTAGTGTAGCTGAAGTAGCGTCTGCTCCTTCAACTGCTGCATTGTTTAGCGTAGCTGCTGCTAGAGCATCAGTCTGCCATTCGTGGTTGACTGCTGTAGCTTTAGTTTTACCAATTGAACTCATGAAAGGAGTATCAGTTGGAGAGATGTTGTAAATCATATCAGTTAAGTCTTCTCTATTACCTTTAGACTGATAGGTTTGATAAATTGCCATTGTTATTTCTTCCTATATAAAATTTTCAAATAGCTTTGCGGCATCACGTACTCTACCTGAGCCTTTAAGCTTCTGTGATTGCTGCTTCATTACACTATTACTGTTCTTAGTTGTTTTAGTACCAGACTTAACCATCTTAGGCGCTTTAGCAACCTTCTTGTTAACTCCTGGTTTAGACTTCTGCAACTTATCATACATCATAGCTTTATGTAATGTTACAACGTGTCTTGAATCATAGACTTGAGCTAACTCTTCGTCTTTAAATCCAACACTCTTGCCGTAGTTACGAATCTCGTTTCTGAGTTGTTCGCCTTTAGCTTGGTCTGAAAACTCTGGTAGGACTTGGTTTAGTTTAGCTGACTCTAGACTAACTAGCTTACGTTGTTCTAAAGCTTGTTGTTGATGCTGTTGAGCGTTAATACTGTCTTGTTCGTTACGTACTAACTGTAACTGCTCTTTTCTCTCAGTCATCTCAGCTACTCTTACTGCGTATCCTATTGGGTCGTTCTCTTTAAGCGCTGCCATATCAGATGGATCCTCATCTTGCGATAATATTCCTTCTAATGATTGCAGCCTTTGTGAATATAAATCTCTAACCTGTCGTGCTTCAAGTATAGCATGTGATTCAGCTTCTATTTCTTTTCGTTGCTCTGCTATCTCTTGAGTCTTCTTAGTATAGTCAGCTCCAAGTTGGTAGTTAGTAACTAATTCCTCAACGGTAACCTCTTTGTCTTGACCAGCAGCCTTGACAGTATAAGTTTGAGGTGCATCTTCTTCAGTTTCTTCTTCTTCTTGAGAATCTTCTACTTCTTCAGTTTCGACTTCTTCTACTTCTGCAGTCTCCTCTGATTCAGCTTCTTCTTCATTGCTATCTTCTACAACTTCTTCTTCAACAGCTTCTGGTTGCTCTTTAGAGTCCTCTTCTGTAGTCAATAAAGCTTCGAATCCTTCAACGCTTTCTGCTACTGTTAGATTAGCTCCACTACCAACTTCTGGTGTCGTGGTTTCTTCACTCATGTTTCTTCTTCCTTACATAATGATAGTTAAGTACTATCTACTAATTAGACTATATGTCTAAAATATCTTCCATGCCTTACTCTTAATCTCACCTGTCATAGCGATAGATTCTAGTGTAGACATCAATTCATTAATACAACTTATACGATGGTATGCGCCCTCTCTTGCGTTAGTCTCCTTCTCTGTTGAGTAGACTATTGTTTGTAAGTGGTTAGCCTTTAGCTCCTCTACGACGTCTAGAAACTCTTGGCTTGCGAGTACGTTTTGTATAGCTTCTTGTTGTGTCATCCATTATCCTAAGTCTTTTTGTTGTACTTTAGCAATCTTGTCTAAAGCATCCATGATAGCGCTAGTCTTATCAACGTCTTGCTTATGGCCTTGAGCTTGTTGTTGAAGAGCTAACTCTAACTCTTGCATAGCAAACTTCTTAGTCATTTCCACTTCTTTTAGTTGCAATTCTAATGCTTCTTTTTGTGCATCAAGCTCCATCTGCTCTTTATCTAACTGCAGCTTAGCAGCATCTGATTGAGCCTTCATTTGTGCTTTCTGGATTTCGGCTTTAGCTAACGCTTCAGCAGCCTCTACTTGTGGGTTAGACTTGCCTGCTTGAGCTGACTGCTGTGCTAACTGCTGTGCCTGTTCATCTGATATCTCCATAAGGAACTGGCTGTCGTCTTTGAAGCCTGCCATCTCTATGAACTTAGCTAATGTATCTCTATACTGCTTAACGTTAACTAATGGATTAGATAAACCATACTGTGTTAGTATCTGCTCTTGCTTAGCTAATATCATCTGCATCGTAGCTAATTGCTCTTGCTTACTACCTGTTCCAAGTCCTACATTAATAGTTACATTGTATTGGTCATCCCATTCTCTTGGATTGAATGGAATATAGTCATTATTTATCTTAATGATACGTGATTTGTTTTGGTACATGCACACCAATTGAAGTATGCCTTTGAATAGACTTGAGATGCCAGTGTCAGCAAAGATACGAGCTATAAGCTCCAACTTCGCTCCACTCGCGTTAGACATAGCAGCTACAGCGGTAGCGGTCACGTTCTGGAGTATGTCTGGATTCAAACCTTGTTGAGCATCAGATACACCAGTGCGTTTAGCCTGCACGTTGTCTAAGTATTCTAACATTGGGAACGACTGACCTGCACTAGATTGCACTTGTAATGGCACTAAAGCATTAGGGTTCTTCATGCGAATAACACCACCTGCTGTAGATGTAAGTAGGTCATCAAGGTTAACTTGCCCTTCCACTGCTCCTACTCTACTATTGTTTGTTAGATATAAGTTATCTAGCATCTGTCTTGTAACTGTAGACTTAATCAACTGCAAGTCCATGACTCTATCAGCCAATGACTGACCAAAGAATTTATGTGGTATTGGTATAGGACATAAGCTATGGAATGGTACATAGTTACATTCTTCACTCATAAGTATTTCGTTAGATGCATAACATACTCTTCTTAGCTCTGCTATACCATCATCATCCATATCTGTTTTAATGTAACACTCAAAGTACTCAACCAACTGCATTGATGGGTCCATGTTATCATTGTCATCAGGCATCTCACCTCTTGAGTATCTAGCTATACGTTCTGGACTAAACTCTAGTGCATCTCCTGTTGCTAAGGCATACACTACATCTTCATCATAGCCCATAGCTACTAACTCAGACCTAGTCATCATCTTACGATGAGCTACAAAGTCAGAGTCTAATATTGTTCTTGCTCTCTTAGATATTAAGAACTCTTCTGGTGGTACATTCTCTATTACTACCTTACCATTATCATGTCTCTTCTTAATGGTTATATCATTCATATGTTCAGCAGGTGCTAACTCTTGACCAGTATTAGGGTCTATTTGAGCTTCCGCTATAACTGTAGTATCTTTAGATGTAATCTCTACTGTCTCGTCATCAGCTATCATAGCTAATTCGTTATCATCTAACTGGAAGTATTCTTCTG